TTACCAGTTACTTCAGGCGCGTTTACACTTACAGGTAACGCTGTAAAATTAGCTAAAAATTATTTCGAACCGATTACTTCAGGATCGTTTGCACTCACTGGTAACGCGATTACGTTTAGACGAGATTATAATTTATCGTTCTTTGCACCTACATATCATAGTATGTTTAACGCTATAAATCTTGCAAAACATAAAGCTTTGCAACTGACTGGTGCGTTTACATTAGCTGGGCATACTATTGCTTTAGATGGAACTAAGAAATTACCTATTGCTACAGGAACGTTTAATTTAGCTGGTACACTAGATTTACGCTACAATCGTAAGATAACTACAGCTACAAGCAGTTTTAGCTTATCTGGGCAGTCACTAATCCTTCAAGATTTTGAGCTATTGGTTGTCAGCTCGGGCAACTTCAGCTATACTTCTCCAGGCGTGAACTTAGCAATTGGCCGAAAACTTACACTAAACTCAGGGTATTTTAGTTCTGCTACAGCAGATATCATTTTACACTATTCAGGTGGGGATGTATTTGATACAACCGAGCCTTGGTTACTTACAGTTGAAGATTATTTAGGTACTGAAATTAATGAAATCGTACTCAATTAAATCATCTGTTGTTCTTGTAGCAACATTTACTGATACGGTAACAGATGATCCTGTTGATCCGACAACTGTACTGTTACGTGTTTCGAGACCTGATGGCGTACAATTACCTTATACGCTTGCTGATTTTACACACCCTTCTACTGGACTTTACCAGAAACAGTTAGTACCTGATTTAACTGGTATTTGGCGGTATCGCTGGCAAGGTATTGGTGTAGCAAATGCTACATTCGAAAAAGTTTTTGAAGTTAGACCTAGTATATTTATAGACGTTTATAGATTAACTATTGATACACTTACGTTTAATTCTACTGGTCACTCGCTTACTTTATTGAGGTAATCGCTATGGCTAAAGTTTTGCTAGGGGATGGTATAACTGAAGTATTTAGATTTAATAAATTAGAAAAAGTTATAGTTATAAATGATGATGTTACTAGAATTGAAGATCGCGAAACTTTAGGCGCTAAAATTAGTGGTGTGTTTGAAGATTTTGTTTTATTAGATTATGTTGAAGGTGGCCAAGGTTGGTGGCCAATGGATAGTGTTAATTTAATTAAGCCTTGAGGAGTTTTCATGCCTACACCCCGTCAAATGCTTTGTGCTGAGATGTTTTTAGAATATAGTCGTTATTCTAAGAGTGGTATAGCTGCACTAGTTGGAAATTTCACACAAGAAAGTGGTATTAACTTACCTACCGCGTTCCGCACGTCTGGCCTAGATCATGGTAGTCAAGGTCTCGCGCAATGGCGAGATAGCCGTACTCATAAGCGCTTAACTAACTATCAGAATTTTGTTAAAGCTATACATCCTGGTATTAGCGAAGGTGAGTTGTGGGGTTTCTACGGGCGCTTAGAATATCAGGTTAAGTTTACAGTTCATGAGATGAAGACTGATTTTCCAGGTATTCATAATAAGCTTCAGTTAGATACTGGTGTAATTGAGTTAACTGATCTTATCTGTTGGCAGTATGAGCGTCCCAGTAAACAGTATGCCGATTTAGCTAATCGTCGTAAGCACGCTAAGGCTGTTTACGAAGCTATGAAGGTGAACGCTCGACCTGCCCCGATGCCCAAGGTTGCCGAGAAGGTAGCTCAGGATGCGGAGCGCAGGGCAGGGACGGCCGTTGTCGCTGGTGCTGGTATCGGAGTGCTTTCCTGGTTCGGAAGCCTGTCCTGGCCGATTATTCTTGGGCTCGCGGCCCTCGTCTTAATTATTATTTTTCATGCTGTTATGGAACGTAATAAGGCGAAGCTCGAAATTCCTGAGACTAAGAAGTTACCTGATATAGATTTAATTGTTGATCGAGTTTTAGAAGCTCTTGACGAACGGGCTAAGATAGAATTATCTAAAGGAGATATCTTAGATGACTAATATGTTAGGGTCTATTGCTATTGTTGTATTGTCGATATATGTATTTTATTTACTGTTTCTTCAAAACCGTATGGGTGATCTTGCCCGTGTATTAAATAAAAATTCTCAAGTTGAGGATAAGACAGGTTTTGCGTACTTAAATGAAAAGGTTAAAGGCTGGCGCACCCTTATTCTTTCTGCTATAAGCGGCGGCACTCAGTTGTTAACCTTGATTGACGCTGAAACCTTGCAGGCGTTGCCGTGGGGGCAGGTCTTTGATACACATACAGCAAACGTGATCTCGTTAGTTTGTGCATTCTTAATCCCTATTACACATGTTGTTGGTAAGCTTGAAGCTGCTAAAACTACTCCGAGTGAATAATGTTTGGTTTAATCGGTTCACTAATTAGCGGTGTTTTATCACCGCTTACAACATATTTAACAAGACGACAAGATGTCGATCTTGCGAAATTTCAGTCGTTAAATGAAACTGAGCGCGCAGAATATTCAGCATATCTTGAAGCACTAATACAATCTAATAATGTAAAGGCATCAGCTAATAGTTGGTTAGGTGCTAGGATTATGGTTTATGTATTTGGGTTGCCGGCAGCTATACATTGGGGCGCTGTTTTTATTGTTTCGACTATCCCACCTCAATGGGGTTTTGATATAACTATTCCAGCATTACCTAGCGCGTATGCTGGTGCAGAACAAACAATAGCGCTTAGTTTCTTTATTTTAGCTCCAACGTTGCCATTGGTTTCGGCTGCTCGCGCGTGGATTTATCCTCGATCGAGGTAATAGACAAATGTTCGAACGTCTTCTACACTATGTTGATAGACAGGATCAAAAAGCAATGGACGCAATTAACCAATTAAAGCAAGTTATTGCTGAGTTAAATACTAAGTTAGAAACTTATAAGGTTGATGCTGAGACTAAGTTTAATGATTTAGTTAAGAAGCACGCAATGGAAAAGGCTCAAATTGAAGCTGATATTATGCTTCAATTAAATGCACTTAAAGACTTTAAGGAGAAGATGTGATGGGTAAAGGTTTAGCAATGTTAGGGATATTCGCTGCTAGTAGCGGTATTATGATTTTAGGGTTAGCGTATTTTGGGCATTGGATAGGCTTGTACTGAAAAAGTTAGCAAGATGGTATCGGGTGTGGAAAACTCAAATCAACAGGCTGGAATTGGAATGACGATACCCTCTTGCCCACTAGGCGACAGACATGGTATTGACTTGCTAACGTCGATCCATACCCAATTAGGTATCATGTCAACACAGTTAATACATGTACAAGAGACATCTGACGAAGCGTTAGTGTCCATTCGTCAGTCGGATGGATACATTAATGAGCTGAAATTCGCAGTTCATGATATTACAGCAGAATTAAATGCTCTAAAACTTACTCAAAAAAATTTTCGGGCTGAATTGGACGGTTATCGTAAAACTGTTTTTGCGTCTGCTATAGCATGTTTATTAGGTTTACTCGGTTTAATTGGTGCAGCGGTTAAAGATCATTTCGGGATTGTGTTCAAATGATTTTAAAGATTTATCAGTGGTTATTTGCTCTTAGCTTTGTCAATGTATTTATTGCTTTTTGGTGTATCCTTGCACCCTTTAGTTGGGCTGAGTTTATCGGTGTGTCACCGATGACTTTCACATCCGCTGCACTCTTTAGCATTTGGGGCGGTACTCTTTTAGGGTTACATGTCTTATATCTTCCTGGATTATTTGACCCACTTAAGTATCAGTGTATTAACTGGACATCTATTGCAGTTAAGTTTTGGATGTCGCTGATTTTTATAACTCATGGGTTTGATTTCTGGATATTCGCTGCATGGGATTTCACCTGTGGTAGTATTCTTTTAGTTGCTTATTTAGCTGTACTAATTACTCGTAAAGAAGCAGTGTTCATGAATGCCTAACCCACAAGATCAACAAGCTGAAAGCATGGTCTTTAATGCTTTCACAGGTATTAAGAATACAGTGACTAAAGAAAGGTTAGGTCCAAGTGATCTAGCCTCGGCTGTTAATGTGGATATTGATGATGCAGGTCAGGTTAGGCGCCGTCGTGGTTACAGCCTTGTTAGTGCTGGGAACTATCATAGTTTATTTCATGCTAGTAATGGGAACATTTATGGTGTTAAAAATAGTGTTCTCGGAATAATCACTAGTAACTATGGTTTTACATCTATTAAGACTGGTATCGGTCCTAGGCCACTTTCTTACGTAAATGTTGGTGAGGATATTTATTTTGCGTCGTTAACGGATAGTGGTATTATACGAGTAAATAATACTGTTAGTGATTGGGGAGCAACTATTGATGACGGTTTTTGGTATTCCCCTGTGGTCAATCCTACTAGTACCTTACCTGCTATTAGGGGCAAGCAGCTTGCTTCGCCACCTATGGCAACAGCTCTAGCATATTGGAATGGTAGAATTTATTTAGTGAACGATAAAGTTCTTTGGGCTACCGAATTATATCTTTATAATTATGTGGACAAGACTAAAAATTACAAGTATTTTGAGTCATCAATTAATGTTCTAGGTAGTGTTGGTGACGGGCTATATGTTGGCACTGATGAAGCATTGTGGTATATGTCAGGAATATTTACTGAATTAAAGCGCACACATGTAGCGAATGTACGATGCATCCCTGGTACTATGGTTGACGTACCGCAAGAATTATCTATTCCGCAAGCGCGTGCGAACCCCCAAATTCCCGAGAAGGCTGAAGATGGCTTGATGGTCATGTCATCGGCTGGCGTGCTCTTGTGCTTACCGGGCGGTGTCGTGTACAATGTCACACAAGATCACATGCTTTTTCCAGATGCCCGGTCCGGCGCGGCGATGTTCCGCCGTCAAGATGGTATCAACCAATACCTTAGTGTTTTAGATAGTGGTGGGACACCTGTAAATAACGCGCGTATCGGTGACTATTGCGACGCTCAGATTATCCGCGGCGGGTTAGTTTAATAAGGTTAAGCTGATGCTTAATATTTTTGTTGTAGCTAATGTAAGTAAATATCAAGAAACTACGATCACGGCTGGCGGTGTAGCTCAGAATTTATTTTCAGGCGTAGCTCCAGTTAACGGCTATGAGATTATAAATAACGACATTGCTGAAACATTGTATTTTCGTGAGGCTGGTACTGCGGCTGTCGCTGGTGCTAGCTCAGTACCTCTTGCACCTGGTTTCACATACACGACGCCAGCAGGGTATAAACCTTCAGGTGCTATTAGTGTGATAGCAGCTACTACAGCACATGCAGTTGTAGCTAGGAGTTACTAACATACCTATTACAGGGTCTGATGCGTCTCTAATAAGGCGTGTTTCAGCACAAGTTAATGGTAGTACAAACAACTCCGCTTCCGGGTCAGGTACAGATATTAGTCATACACCTACATATATTTTACCAGCAAACTATCTTATTCCTGGGCGTATCATTCGTGTTTCTGCGCAGTTTGGATATACGACAGGCACGGTAGTGCCTTTTATAATATTTAAACTAAAACTTAATTCTACGTTTGTATTCACTATGAGTAGCAGTACACCTAATGCATCTGTAACAGATAGAAGTATAGTTGTGGTGTGGTACTTACAAGCAACTGCTGCTCCAGGTGCATCAGTAAATGTTGAGTGCTCTGCTGTACAACCAACAACTGGTGTAGGCTCTAATGGAGGGAGTAATAATACAGCATCTCCAATTGCTATAGCAACTAACGCAGCACAAACTATTACACTTACTTCTCAGTGGGGTTCTGCCGGAACTGGCGTTAACACAATGAGATTAGCACAATTCATTGTAGAGGTACTCGGTTAACAAGTAGGAGGTTTAGTTTAATGTTAGATTATTCGGTTGAGGAACTTCGCGCTAAGTTTGGTGGTGTATTCCACTGCAAGATTATCCGCGCTGGAAAGATTATTGATGAGTGGTTTGATCCGAACGTCGTTGTTAACGAAGGCTTGAACTATATGTTGGATGTTATGTTCAACGGTAGTAGCCCTACGACTACCTGGTATCTTGCACCGTTCGAAGGTAACTATACCCCTATTGCAACTGATACTGCCGCGACGTTTCCTGCTAGTGCTACTGAGTCTACCGCTTATACTCAGTCTACTCGTGTTCAGTATGTGACCGCTGCTGCGGCTGCGCAGACTGTTACAAATACTGCTGCACCTTCTACGTTTACGTTTAATGCTACTAAGACTATCTATGGTGCGTCGATGAACTCGATTAGCACTAAGAGTTCGACTGCTGGTAAGCTTTTTGCTGCTGCACGATTTAGCACATCTAAGTCTGTTGCTAGTAGCGACCAGCTTTTGATGACCTATCAATTTACTGCTTCTTCGACGTAATAAATGGTCGATTACACTTTAGCAGTAACTACACAACCGTTTACACTAACGTTACGATCGTTAACGTTAGTACGTAGTAAATTTGATTTTTTACAAGACTACCCAAACATAACTGATAGTATAACTGCTGAACTTAGATACTTATTTAGTGATGGTATCGTTGTTGGTAGCGACGTTGTTTCACCACAATTTATAACATCTCAAACAATAACTGAACCGTTCAGGTTTTACGAAAGTCAAACTATAGGTTTTCTGAAGTCTCTAACTTCTTCCTGGAATGTAGCTACTACCGCTAGTGCAGATGTTGGGATTTTATTACTAGAAGTTATTGAATTTTTAGAAACCGTTACTCCTAGCGGGATATTCAACGTATCAGTAAATTTACAATTATACTTTAACGAATTAATTAGCTTAGTAATACCAGGTAATTTATCATCTAGTATTACTTTAAGTGAACTCACAACTATCATTCAAGGTGTGAGTGTTTTAGAGCAGTTGAGTATTGAACATACTCAAACACCAACATGTATCTTTAGACTTAGCTTACTACAACTTATACAATATAATGATGTATTACAGCACTATATAGGTCTCGCGCTTTCCGATACATTTAGTTTAATTGACCAATCTTCTCCGCAGTTTGTTACTTATCCACTAGTTCAAGATAGTATAATATTATCCGAAGTTCTTGGTCATTCGATTATATTTAGCGTTACATCCTCAGAGACTATTACGCTTGACGATGTAGATATTATCCAGCAGATATTAACTGGCCTACTTGACGATACTATCGAAATAGTAGTCGGCTATGTTTCGCCAGACGGTAATTTTACTACATGGGTTATGAACACGCGGTCTAGTGCTACGACAGAATATCAAAACTATCAGTTTAATAGTTTCACACGAGTTGGTAACAAATATCTTGGTGCGTCGTCTACAGGTTTATACGAACTTAACGGTGATGACGACGCGGGTGATACGATAGTCTCGACGATTGCTAGCGGCTTAATGCAAGTTGCTGGTTCTAAGTTTACATCGTTTAAAGCAGCATATCTCGGGTTACGTGGGCAAGGTGAGTATTTGCTAAAGCTTATATCTGGTGAAGGTCAAGAGTATATTTATAAGGTTCGTGCTGAAACCATGAAGTCTGCGCGTGTTAACTTAGGTAAAGGCTTACGTTCAAGATATTTTTCATACCAACTAGAAAACATAGATACTGATTTCGATCTTGATACGATAGAGTTTATCCCGATAGGAGCTAACCGTCGTGTCTAATCGTTTCTGGACACCTACGCGCAAGGGTACTGAGTTATTCCCTGCTGCTCCGCAAGGGTTGCCGCAGATATTTATTAGTGGTACATCTGGAGATGACCCACAAGTTCAAGAATTATTTAGTGTACGTGAAGGACAGATAAATCAGTTTGTTTATAGCTCACGTGAGAATTATAGTATTAGCACTTTGAATTTTTATAACCAGGTTATTCGCTTAGGTGACTTTAGTGTTCAGTACACTAATAACTATGGTCAAGAACGAATTATAGTTACGCTACTTACTAAGAAAGAAGAGAAGGAAGAAAAAGAACCTGAAGGAATTATTGATGATATAATGTTAGATGGTTACATTGGTATTATTTGGAATGCGCAAAATCAAATTGACAATCCTGTAACTGAAATAACATCTAATGTTGTAAAATTCGACAAGGTTTGGGTCTATGTACCAGGATACACACCGCCAGGTGGCTATTCACCTAATGGTAATTTCTATGTAGAAGTACCATCTCTTGATGGTACTTCTTATGGTGTTATGGATTTTAATGTTTGGTATTCTCTAGCACGATTAGAATGGGTAAGGTATAATCCTAGTGTTGGGTTAGGATTAGAGTGGGTTGGACCTGATAGTGAAAAATATGTGCATGATGGGAGTGGGAATTTTCCATTCGTGATTAATTCGTATGTCCCTGGCAATGATTACACTGTAGCAGTACATATATCTGATGTTGATGAAGTACATTTATTTTATCAACTTGATACAGGTAGTCAGCCAATCCCTGCGATAGGTCCAGAATACCATAATAAAGTCCCTGTTAGATTTACATTAAATGGTAATCAGTTTTTCGAATATACACCAATAACTAATGAAACGAAAGTTTTTATTTTTAGGTTCGGTAATAATGCTTGTCGTAGTCACTCGTACAGAGACGATATTACGAAAGAAGTTTTAGATGTAACGTTATTAAATCCTGTGTTACCACCACGGCAAGATTCTACTGGAAAGCTTAAGCAATTATTATCTGCTAATTGTGGCCTTGATAAAGATTTTTGGCATGGCCATTTTCAAGTATATGATAATTATACCGGAGCCGGTATTAACCCTGTTGAAATAGTAGACATGGGTGTGTATGATTTAGATTTAATTCGTACAGGTGTGAATATTGTTACGGCTGAATTTACTAATCCACCTCAATCTACTACATACAGTGTACCAGCATCTGTCGTTACTAATGACCCACAATATGAACGTGCAGACAGTGTTGGTCAAATAACTATGTTTGCAGAATTTTTCTCGCGCAATCCTGCGGATTTTAGATTAGTTAATCAGTCGTGGCATTACGAAGCTAAAGAAGGCCAGCTATATCGTGTGAATGATAAACCAAAGTATTTTTTTGTAAATCCGAATATTTACGATTTACCTGACTTTGATAACCTTGTATTCACATTTGTGGACGGTGTGTTTAATAATCCTCCTGGTCGAGTTGGTATTAATGTTACAGCGTGGTCAAGCGGGTTAGATACCACTAGATACTTGTTTAATAAAAAGACTCCGCGTACAACTGATAAAGCTATACATACAGTTCAAATAATTAATCCTGAAAAGTTTTCTACATATAGTGATTTTAGTTTCGAGTTTGATTTATCTGAAAATGCACCTAATACACGTCCAGCAACCAGAAACTTACCAGATGGGTATAATGAAACGATTGATGTTCTAGCAGGAAGTCCTCTGCACGTAGATGTTATCTTTCAACCATTTCAAACAGGCTTACAACCTACGACATTTAATGGTAAATTATTAAATGTTTTTGACCAAACTATTTTAGCATCCCCATACGGTATGTCTGGACAAGAACTCGTAGCCATTGGTTTTGAATATTTACCAAATATGTCACAAAATGTTTGGCATAACGATGATTTTGTTTCAAATGACTTTCCAGATGTAACCTATTGGTACAAAGATGAAGTTGAAAATGGTATCTCTGACTGGTTATTATTTGTGCGGTCGTTAATGCCGTCATATATCTTTAATGGTGACTACTCGACTACTCACCCGCAAGCTGAAGAAGCATTCGTAAAAGAAGGTAGCTAAAAATGGCTAGTATCCTTGGTGGTACATCTAACCAATTAGAAATTAATGATCTTGGGTTCCAAGGTGCATTAGACACAACCACGTTTGCCATTAATCGGTCTGCGATTGCTGACGGGTATATTCAGCAGCTTGGTGATTTAACAGCGTCACTAGCGCCACCTACAATTAGCGCTGTTTTCTCTGATAGCCCTACGTCACCTGCATTGGCAGTTGATAGTCTCCCTGCTACACAAGTTATTGTTTGGACTGCTCCAGCTATCCCAGATAACTTTACAGGTACTATAGATACTACAACTTATTTTCCTGCACCGTTTGATGAAAACCCACCTGACCTGATTTTGGGTGCGGTGCCTCTACCACCTTCCGATCCTGTACCTGATAGTCCACCTATCGATTTAATTTTCGATGATCCGGTGCTTGATCTTAACTTACCAGCAGTTCCTGTTTTAATAAACTTACAGACAGTAAATTTCGCTGGTGTAACTTTACCTACACTTGATGCAGTGATACCTACGTTTACTGCTATCGCACCAGCAGCATATTCGTTTACGCCTAGTGCTACATATACATCTACACTATTAACTTATCTAAAGAGCACGTTGCAGGATCGTATCCAAAACGGCGGCACCGGCCTTCCGCCGGCTGTCGAGAACGCGATATGGGATCGTGGCCGTGAGCGTGAGTACCGGGCCGCAGCGGACGCGCTGGCCGAGCTGGACCGCATGGAAAGCCTCGGGTATGCTTTCCCGCCTGGCGTCTTTGTTGACGCTCGGGCAAAAGTCCAGACTGAGATGGGTTATAATCAGATAACCCATTCTCGTGAAGTTATGATAAAACAAGCTGAGTTAGAACAGACTAATGTTCTTCAAGCTTTAGAGAAGGGTGTTCAACTCGAAGGTATTTTAATAGGTTATACTAACAATGTTGAACAGCGTATATTTGACTCAATGAAGTTCGCAACTCAGTCGGGTATTGAATTATATAACTCACAAGTTAAAGTTTACGAAGCCTTAGTTGACGTCTACAAAACAAAGGTTGCAATTTATGATGCACAGATACGCGGCGCACTTGCAGATGTTGAAGTTTATAAAATACAAATACAAGCTGAGAGCATTAAAGCAGAGATTAACACATCGATAGTTCAGCAATACAAGGTGCAGGTGGATGCCGCTTTATCCGCAGTCGAGGTTTACAGGGCAGAAATCCAAGCAATACAAACCAAAGCAGAAATCGAAAAAATTAAAGTTGAAGTTTTCGGTGAACAAGTGCGCGCTTATCTCGCAAGAGTTAATGTTTTTACAGCCCAAGTTGAAGGATATAGAGCTTCACTGCAAGCTGAAGGGACAAAACAAGAAGCTTATAAAACTAAAGTTGAGGCATTTAAAGCTAAAGTTGACGCGGGAGCTGCACAATCGGACGCCAAGGTAAAAGAATACCAAGCACAGGTTCAAGCGAAAGAAGCTGAGTATCAACGCTATAAGTCTACAGTTGATGGTGAAACCGCACGAGTGCAAGCAATAGTAAGTTCTAACCAGACTGTCGCAGACTTGTATAAAGCTAGTGTTACTGGTAAGGCTAGCTATAACGAAGTGCTTACAAAACAGTGGCAGGTAGCGGTCGATCAAGCGCAGCGCGTGACCGAGATCGGTGTCCAGTCCGCCAAGGCGAACGCGGATTTATACCTCACTACACGAAGCCTTGCGTTAGATGCTGCTAAGGTGGGTGCTCAGGTTGAAGCTCAGATAAGTGCTGCTGCATTAAGTGCAGTTAATTGGTCTACTCATCGTGGGCGTTCGGATAGTACACAACAATCGTTTAATAATAGTTCTAGTGACTCGGTTAGTCAGTCTGGTTCTGTTTCAACAGTTTATAGCTATAGCTTCTAATAAGGTTTACTGTAATGTCTAAAGGGATGCCTAAGCCGAGACGGTACGCTGCTGGTACTGATTATGTTAGTCCTTATGCAAATGAACACGAACGCTACAAAGCATTTTCTAAATTACCATTTCAGAGAGAGGTAGCAGACCCGTCAACTGTTGACCCAAATGATCCTGACTATGATTTTAAGGTTGGTAAGAGCAGTGTAAGTCTTTATGATTTACAACCTAAGCAACCTACACCTAGTAGCATACCAAACCCTATTGGTAATTTACCTTCGTTATCGTCTAACCTAGATGCATTTACTCCGCCACGCTTGGACCTTACAGAAGAGACTACGTTTAATACTGGTGCATTACCAGATAATGCTAGTAGGTATCAGAGAGATGGCGAGTTTATACCTACAGGTCCAGGGTCTACAGAATACGAAGATAACTTACGTACACAATTAGAGACACGTCAACGGTTGCGAGAAGAAACTGAACCTAAGAAGAAACCAGGTGTTATAGGTACACGGTTCTTAAATGCTGGTACTGAACGTGTACCTGGTAAGGGGGACGGTACAAAAGATACCGTCGCTGCAAAGCTTGCACCTGGTGAAGCAGTGCTTAACAAAGCTGCTGCTGACTTTATGGGTCGAGGGTTAATTAAGAAAATAAACAAAATGGGTATGATGAAAATGGGTATGACTGAGTAATTATTGTAGTTGTATTTTTGGGGGTGATACAAATTTAAACCGTGTTTCAGCTTCAATTTTTTCACGTGTTTCAATGGTCATTTTTATTGATACATATACAGGTGATCGATTATAGTTTTTATTAAACACCCAAATTTGTCCAATCTCTACGTTGTATTTAAGTACAGTATGAAAGAATAATCCTAAACTAGCTTTTGTAAGTGTTGGTGAATGATGGTCGTGTGAGTGCCACCATATAGCGTTAGGGTCAATACTAGCCATCATCGCTTTATCCTATGAATATTAGTTCTTGGAACTTCTTCAATCTCGACTACATCATTAATCTTGGGATGCTTCATATCAATAAGTATGGTGCGGGATTGACCTTTTTCGTACCCACTACAGCCTGCACCTAGAACTTTCTTACCAGCATCTTCAAGA